TTTCATATCTTTCTTTTTAATTACATATTAAATATAAGAAAAAGAAACCAGAAAACCAAATAAATTAATAGGAGTTTTTTTAGAAATTCAGTAATACTGATCGAACCCACTTGTAATGGACATATGCGAATCCAAAAAAGACAAATGCTATATATAAGAACCCCAACGAAGCGCCTACAGTGATGATGGAAATAGGTTCTTCTTGGTAATATAGTGAAATGTTACCTCGCGCTACAATTAATACAAAATCTACCCCAGTTAATAACAATATGGTAGTGGTGAATGCTAGATATATTTCGATAATTAATCCAATAATGTATTTCATATTAAATTTTTATAAAACGTTTTTAAAAGTATTTCATGGCGAAGCATCTATCAGTTTCTATGCGATCGTGTATACTATACCGTACAAGCTAAACCGTAAAAGCCATACCGGCTCAAAGGCCATAAAGGCTGTAAAAGGTTGTAACGACTCTTTAATTAGCGGTACCAATTAAAAATCCACTATCACATACCGTGGGGTCATTTGGACAACATACTTGATATTGATAGAACCAAGCATTATCATTAATTACAAACTTAATGTGGTCTTCCTGGTAGTCGTATATGTCTATACCATATGAATTAATAGTGCTATATGTATATGCGTTACCACATAAGAAATTCATATTGACCTGATGGAAAAATGTGACGCCATCACCAATTTCCTTAACTATTGGAAATTCAAACTCCCTGGCAGTGATCCAAGCAGTGTCGGCTGGCGTATCCATATCCTCAATTAATGCAGCATCACCAGACCCTATTATGTCTGAATCATGAACGGGTGGCATTAATGAGTCGTCTTGGCACGCATATGCACCTAGTAATAATGCCGCTACTATGCACATAATAAAAGCATATGCACTAACTTGATTTGGAGTGATTTGTTGATTGGTTGCCATAAGGTTAATCCTGTCTGTTATTACTGTATTAATATAAATATACCAATTCCTAGGAAAACCGTAATAATAGGAATTACACCGCTCTCTACAGGCGAATTTGACTTAATAGAATAGAAGCTTCCTTGGTATTTAACCACTTCCGAAGTGGCTGCCAATCAATTGTACCATCATCGTTTGTAAGTAAGTGAGGCTTGTGAGTACCATCGGATTTTCTCACATATGGTTTAACCGTATATAACGTCACTGGTACCTTCAAAGACTTAGGTGTGAATTCAATACGGGCCAATAGCTTGTTACCTGTACGGAAAATGTCCACAATCTTAGCTGTTAAAGTCACAGGTGATTTTGTTGCCCATGGCGCTTTCACAATACCACCACGTACACCAGATACCAACTCAATGACATTGTATGATTGCTTATCCAATTTACCAGTAATCACTTTACTTGGTATAGAGACAATTTTACCTATTTCTAGCTTACGATATCTACTCGGTAATTTGATTGGCTCATCCAATTCCAATAATATTTTCTTTAACTTCATATCAATATATATTAATTTAATTCGCTTACCTCTCGTTTAATTTGCAATAATTCTAAAAGTTCATGGATATAGCGATTCTATGCAGTCTAGATCCAAAAAAAGTTCAGGGATATAGTAATTCTATCATGTCTATATTCCAAAAAAAGTTCAGGGATATAGTAATTCTATCATGTCTATATTCCAAAAAAAGTTCAGGGATATAGTAATTCTATCATGTCTATATTCCAAAAAAAGTTCAGGGATATAGTAATTCTATCATGTCTATATTCCAAAAAAAGTTCAGGGATATAGTAATTCTATCATGTCTATATTCCAAAAAAAGTTCAGGGTCGAATCGGATGACGGTATTACCGTACCCTCTGTACAGCACCCCCCCTAGTAAGGGGCGTAATATCGCACCCCCCCCCCTTTTATGCTGCTGTACTGCTGCTGGAAGCTGCTTATTATGCTTGTTAGCAGCAGCACCCTGCTTATTTTCCTGGTCATATGGTATTGAAAAGAGGGGACTGATACCTTTGTACCTGACCCCGCTTATTTGTATCGCACCGATTGCATATGATTTGATTCATAATATAATAATCGGTGGTACTATGTGTAATAAAAAGATAGATGTGTTAATTATGTGTTGCCCTAGTAAGCACTGCAGGGCCTTGTACCGAGTAACTTGGCGCTGTTACCCAATTATCCGCATCCCAACCGCTATATAGCAATTTACCTCCCTCACTTTGCAGTAACTGTCTGTCATAGTCTGATACATTAGATTTACTTTTATGTGAACCTAAATCAGTCAAACAATTAATAGCATCCCATGCATTTACTGGTGTAGGGCAATTAGCTAATTGTTGTGTGCTTAAAGCGTCTAGTTCTATTCCTCTATTATTATAATCCGCTCTATATCTATTATCTCCTAGATATTGTGTTATTGTAGGCATATCATCTTGGTATGGTAGTAACTTACTCATTACCGTATTTAATTCTCTTACAGATAGATTAGTCTGTCTAGCATTCTGTACATGAGCAGCGTGCGCCACAATTTTATCTTTACTAGGTTGCAATATACTTCTATATAGCTCTGTGAATTCTTCTGGGCTAGTACCGAGTCTAGCGTAATTAGATCTAGACTGAGTTTGCTGGCCATTAAGACAAGCTAATCTAACTATATGATCACTTACTCTTAGCCCGTCAATAATATCCCAGTTAAAATGCTTACCCCACTGAATGTCTTCTCCTTCCATTCCCAAGGTAATGGGATTGTGACAGTTAATGGATAAGTTCATACTTAAACCATCGGGACCAATTACTGGAGCATTGACTTGGATATCTTCATGACTTCTCTCTAGAGACTCTGCTAAATGATTTAATAGGTCTCCTGATTTAAAATTATTGTGTATCTCTACGTCGTTGTTACTAAACCTTTGTACGGTTAAAGACTCGGCATTAACATATGCTGTTAGTATTGCACCTTCCTCAGTCAGGCTCTTAAATAATTCATGAATGATAGCAGCAGAAGTTCCTCTACCAATATTACTGTCGATATGGTGCACTGCTTTTTTGGAAAGCTTGGCCATCTTAATTAGATCAGCATAAGCGCCTTTGCTCATTCTAAGAGTCTGGCCGGAGATTTCAATCCATTCTGTTCCATGGATTTTAACAGCTGCTGGTGCTACAGCTACTTGTGTAATTGAATCAAACATTGTTTCTGCAATCATATATCTTTCTTTTTTATTGTACTTGAATATAAGAAATAGTTCTCAGACGTGCAAGCATTTATGCAATTAATTATAATTTATTTTATCTTTGCCCATATCATTACAATGAAAAATAATATAAAGAATAATATCTCCGGCGCAAAATAACCTACAATTAAATACAATACTGATATATTACATATTCCGAATAACGTGATCACAGCTAATATGATCCATAGTATTCGATACCAATCTAGTTTATGTTTCATTCGATAATGTTTATTCTGTCATTAAGCAGTCTCCGCAATGGAATTGGAAACTGTGTTATTAAATAATTCTTCAATATTTGTAATCCTTTTAATCGCGAATTCGGTTGATGCATCAGCCACTTTTGCAAACTCTTGTGTCTGTTGATGCTTCTTAGAATCATATTTAATTCCGGCACCATCTGAAAAGCTATAGTATAGTGGTTGCTTAACAGGCCCTTTTCTATTCTTCACAAACTCCATATATCTCTTATTACCATCCCACTTCAATTCTAAAAATGCTGACGTCATATGCTCCAATCTTTTTGAGCCGACTGCTTGGCCGCCTTTAGTCTTTTGCTGGATTAATAGCGCTGTTGTGTATAAAGACAAGGCATTGTGACCAGCATTATGTGTACCTAGTAAATCTAATAACCACCGCTCAGCTCTTTTAGCGGATAATGATAACTCTTCTTGTATTATATTTTGAATCTCCACGTAACTATCAAGCACTATTAGATCCCAACCCTGGTGAAGTACTGAAAGTAGTGCTTGATACGCCTTAATATCAAGAGCAGGATTAGTAATGTATTCATTAATGTATAGAAAATCAATATCAACCAATTGAGGATAGTATTGTTCAAATTCCTTAACATCAATTGGGCTCATCTCAGCTGATATGTATAACACCTTTCTAGATGGATCCATTTCCTTAACTCTAACCAATATCTCCATAAGATTACTAGATTTACCTACACCAGGATCTCCAGTCACCATAACATTAATGCCTGGATTAATACCACCGGCTGTAGAGAAGAACGAATCTATATATGTACCAGTCTTCATCTGCTCAAACAGCTTCGGATCAAATGTCATGTCAGATAGCTTTTTGGTTGCAACTGCCGGTAATTGACTTGGATCCATTTGAAGTACATTGGTGGAATCATTCCCAATTGTCTCGACGCGTATCTGGTTCGCTTTAATCTTTCTGAATCTAGATTTGGAGAAATCCATTCGAATGGCTTGTCCACCGTCAATTGCTTCTAGATATTGCAATTCACGTATAATTCTAGTAACGCCGTCTTGCGTCACTGACCATCTGTCACCGTTGAGCTTCCACTCATATTCGCTGCAATCAATCTGCTCGCCCGATGCTGTTTTAATATCTCCCATTTCGTTAAGGGTGGCGAACGCTGCCCCACCTGATGGGTGTAAATATCCTATTCTCTTTTTCATATCTATCTTTTTTATTATACTTAAATTTAAGAAAAAGAACCCACACTACAAAATATTAATGCAATTGTTTTTGATCTTTTTTCCAAAGCAATCAAATACAGTCACATTTATGAGGATGAATCCATTCGTTAAATCTTACCCCATGAGAAATAGTAGAGTTAGTGTTAAGAAACAGTTCTAATTTATACTTCGGTATATCACAATAAACATATAGTTTACCTTTCATTTGAGCTATCACTCTATATGTATGCCCATCATGAAAAACTATAATCTTTTTAAGCCAAGTTGATCTTAGTTCAGGAGGAAATAATGATCCAATAAGTTTGTAGTTTTGTAAAGTGTACCCTAGCAAATATTCTTCACATTTGGAGTAGCTAGTTTTTTTATCTGACGGAAGTGAAATTCCGCTATAATCTGTCGGTTTAAAATCGAGGTGTCTTGAATACTGACCGCTCACTGAGAAAGTAGATGCAAGTAATGCAACTAAAACTAGGTATTTCATGTATTTCATATTAATAGTTATTTAACATTTAATTATTTAAAAGAGGATGCAATTGTTTTTGATCTTTTTTCCAAAGATCCATACTCTCTTCAACTCTTTCTGCGGTATATTCCTCAGGCATTCTAACGGACAATTCCATAAGGAATGCTCTATATGCATTCTCTTCAGTGGCTTCCAACCCCCATTTAGCACATCTCTCTTTCTGCATCTTCGTCATAAAGCCTTTAGATTTTAGAGCGTCACCAGGTGACATATTACAATCCTGAATTAAATTGAAATATTCAGAGGGTGTAAAGTGCTTAACTAAGAACCTCTTGAATTCACCGTAACCTTTTCCGTACTTGAACCTGGCTACAAACTTACGATCATATGTTAAATAGCCACCGTGATAACTAAATAAATCTTTTTGCCAACCGTTTTTCATATCTATCTTTTTTATTATACTTAAATTTAAGAAAAAGAATCCACACTACAAAATTACTACCCACACCCACAATAAATGTGGATAGTACCTGGGTCATTCCATTCACAATATACATCAAACTCATCACATATCGCTTCAACATCTGGATGGATTTGCCATGGCTCACCATAGTAATTAAATATACTAAACCCATCCTCATCATATGAACCTTCTCCGGTCCATACACCTTGCACTGAGTTGTCACCATATCCATCCCATTCCGATAATGGCTTAATCCACATCTTGGGAAATCTTTTCTTAAGTGCCGCTGTTAATAATTTTTCTGTGTTTTTCATAAAATATCTATCTTTTTAATTATACTTAAAGTTAAGAAAAAGAACTCACACTACAAAATATTTACGCAATTGTTTTCTTTCTTTCTTAAATTAATTTTATTCTTATGTAGTGTACATAATTTCCTTCTCATCTTCTGTTAGCTTACCACTTTTCTTGCGCTTCACTAGGTCATTCATATCTTCGAAGTATTTATTATCCTCCTCCGGGTTAGATATAACCAATCTCCCATATCCTTTATAAATCATATCCTCTATAATCTTACCACCATTATCAGTTGATAATGTTTCAATTGGAAATAAACCTACTTCCGCCAACATCTTTTCTAAATTTCTTACTTCTTTCATAATATCTTTTCTTTTATCTTTATACTTAAATATAAGAAAAAGAATCCACACTACAAAATATTAATGCAATTGTTTTTAAATGTTTTTGAATTTCCCCAGCCGGTAAGATTTTATTGAGGTCAGAAGCACTGTACGTAGGAATCTATAGGTTGTACAGTGTTTACGCATTCTATAGATCGCTTACGCCAGCTGATACAGTCGGTAAATCCGGTATATTAGATAGAGGTGTACAGTGTTTACTGTGTTAGAGAGCGACATACAGGCACTCGAGTACATGGACTGTACAAAGGCAGTGGTGTCATGAATTATCAACACTATGCGCGCAAGACCGGATCACAGTTTCTTTTAAGTTAAGAAGAATAGTCCACATTACAAAATAATTTGCGAGGTTTTTGTTTATTTTTTCCCCAAAAAAACTTGGAGCTTGATGCGTATGTATGTAATACTTGACCAGATCGCCTATATGCTTCTTTCTTACGCCAGGCTTACAGTAACCGTTCAGGTACTAGTTAACGAATTAGTGAAAGGTACATGGCCTCCAATTACTCCCTAGGGATTTACTCATAAAAGTAATGATGTCTCCCTTTATGTACCAATCGCCTTTTCATAACTTTCGTTACCCATCGCTCATTAGTGGAGATTTTAGGATTTAGAAAGTATAATACATTGGGATTGATAGGTCCATATTGTAATATATGTAGTGCTGCGTCATATGATTCTTTATCCCATTTAGTACGCTTGGGGTCGTATCTAAATAATTTGCTATTAATCCCTGAAAACTGATTTACTTGGTATACAACACTCCACATTGTATTGGGAAATTTATTGGAACGCATTCTATTTAAAACAACACTGGCTACTAATATTTTATCTAGATAGTCTTCTCCATGAGATTCTGAATTGATTACTTTTGTTAATAGCTCCAATTCTTCTACATCTACCTCACAAGTACTTATCGCATGCGTTGGTCGTACACTCGCTCCAACAGCAATTATAATGCTCATCAATATTATTAAATACTTTTCCATTTTTACGGCTCTCGAATTTTTTAGTTTTTTAAATCGTATATAGATATTTCTGCAAGCGCTCGTCCGATGATATTATCGCTTTAATTTGATTGCAAATTTCGGTAAAGCTGCACGCCACATCAATAACATGATCATATAGTTCAATCGTTTCGCTTGGTAACTTGTCTAAAGTATTAGCACGCGTATATATCAAAAACCTATCATCTAATGGATGCAACTTTTGATTAACTACACCATTTCGAATGGCGTTTATTTCACACTCTGAATGCACATCTGTAATTATCCATGATGGATAATCTATAATCCTTGCAATATTTAACTGGCCAGATTCAAGGTCATTATCATATTCATTAGCTTTGATATAGTTTGTATGATTATCTGGTATTGGTGTATATCTAGCTAGAAGGGCATTTACCCAAATATTTGGATGTAAATTTTCAAGTAGCTGCTTGTTATTTCGAAATGCTTGTATGAATTCATACCCCTTGAGTGAGCAATTAGGCCTAATTCGATCTTCTAACAATCCTATAATATCATCTGAGCTCTCTAAATCTGGTATGTGTTCGGGATCAATCACTCGCATGACCTCTTCACCGTTTTCATCATATACCCGATGATGATCCCAAGCGCTTGGGAATACCATTGCAGGTGACGTGAAATCGTATATCTTTATTTCAGCATATGACACATTTAATATAATAGCTAATATTTCATATATTATATCTAAGAATTGGCGCTGCTCAAGAAAGGTTGAAACCTCCCGCTCATGCAACATATCCGTATATATAAAACCTTCTCGAATCCATTCTAATTCATTAATAGATCTAACTTCCGGACATATCGTGTAATATTGAAATAGGCTAGCAATGAGTTGATTTTCTTGTATACTGCTACCTGGCCCCGCTTTTAATCCAATTATCATCTAACCTAATAATAAATTTGATGGATCTTCTGAAGATGAATTCACAGGCGGTCCCCACGTAGCTACTATATCACTATCAACTAACATCTTCATAGCATTTCCACCAGCTGGTCTTTCTGACCACCATCTAGCTGGTTTGATAGGATTCGGCTCGCCTATACTATCTGCCCATTCATTAAGTCGATTAAAATCTTTAAATGTTACCCATATTTCTACAATTGCCATCTTTATTGTTTATTATCGTTATTAATATCGTTTTCAATATTCATGAGCTTATCTACCAACGCAGAATATTCTTCATCAGCTGCGGCCATTTGTGAATGGAGCTGCAGTCTTTTGTATGTTACTGATCCCAGCTCTAATAGAAGCTGCGTCTTTTCCGCTTGCAATAGCTGCGAATTTGATACAATCGGTGAGGATTGATTCATTGAGTCTTCGGAAATCTCTTGATTCTCTAGCGTTTCCATGGGACTTTTCAGTTGTTGTGATATCATTTTTTAAGTTTTGATATTTGTTATAGTAATCTTCAATTTCTGCATCGGACAATTTATACACATTTTTCAATAAATGGTCCATCCGCAATTGAATGTATTCTAAATCTAATATTTGTTGATTATTAATCATTAATGGAATCCTTTAAAGTTTGAAACTACAGCGTCTGTCTTTCTCACCAAGTCATCATATGTCAAATAATAACAATTGTAACAAAGAAATTTCAAATTATCTTGTTTATGATTTTTAAGATCGCCGTCTTGCCAAGTCAATATTAATGGTACTGTGTAATCTGTTATTCTCCGCTCGTCAAAGCCACAATTTGAACAACTCTCTGCAAACACGCATTCATCTAAGAGCCGCTTTGCTAACTTCCTTCTATCATATGCTGGATACTTCCCTTCTAGGATATCAAATATATCGGCCTTTTTAAATGTTCTTGAATTGGGCTTAACCGCTGACTGAGCTAGATGAATTCCCTTACCAGCCTGATTCTTGTGTAAGTCCCATAGACTCTTACCGGTCTCTTTATCAAAATACCGCTTCGCATACCGTTCATATGTGGCAATATTACATCCAATGAATCTAGAAGCTTCGGCATTAGATTTTGTAAATCCCATCACATACCTAATCTCCTCTTCAGTTAAATTTAAGGCTTTATTTTTCCATAATGGGCACATCGACTACCTCTTTGATAAGTTACCTTCAATTACGTGTAAGAACCATATAATTGTCGATGCCATCATCGCATCTGTGAATATCGATCTTAATCCCATACCTAGCTCTGGATATGCGACATATGTCGGACTAAATATAAAGTACGAAAATCCAATAGCCACCCAAACAGAAGTGCATAACATACAATCTAATGGTGATCTCAAGCTAACCCATGCGAGCATTGATCTAATTATGGTCCTGAATTTATTCGCTATGACCGATTCGACTAGTATGCTTGTGAAGCCGTATACGGCACAACACCAAATAAATAATAGTATTATCATATTATGAATTTTTTATATTGTATCAAATATTAATAAACAATTATAAGTTATGAATAATTATCCAGACCACCAAATTATTTAGCAATTATTTTTTATAGAGTGATTGTAGGAATTTTGTTGTAAATGCAATGGGGGATGTAATGGGCGAATGATTGATATCATGGCTCGGTTGATCATCGCAGTATTTAGCATTAATGCGCTCCGATATCCGATCACATATCGATTGATCCTCACTAGTATATATAGTCCATCCTTCTTTCATTGGACACGCCAATCCTTTTATCATGGCATTTTCAAATATACGCATTGCCATTGCGGCTTGAAAATCTCCCATACTTCCATATTCAACCAATATATTGGCAATAGTTGGTAAATCGACAACTTCCATAAACTTGGAAACATCATATGATGGTCTCAGTCTAACAGACCATAAATTATCGGACACTTTGCAGCACGAGCTGCCAGTTGATGTATCTGTGGCCATAACTTTATTTTTAGTAAATTAACAATTATATAATTGTATCATGATCAACCATCATCGATGCACTATAATGCGCCGCGTTTATAGATCTTTGATCAGTAGCCGCGAATATTATTTTGTCCCCTAGCTTTACGTATACTATGTATCCTAGTTGGGGAATTTTTCTCTCAACCCCAATGAATGTAAATTCCATGTTCGACCTCTATTATTTTAGCATTCGTCATGTCAAACATATGTATGTATACTGGGAGAACTATATATCAAATATCCACTTTAATTATATCAGACACTTGTGCGTAAAACCGCACCATGCAATTTTCATCATCATTCCAGCCAACGCAAGTTGCTAGCCCTTCATAAATAGCCTGAACTTGACCTCTCCGGCCTAGTAAATTACTAGGATTCGCCACTTGAATATAATCCCCAACTCTAACAAACCCTTCTTCCTTTTTTACAGCATCATCTTCTTCGTCTTCTTTTGGTGGTTCTTCTTCTTTTGGTGGTTCTTCTTCTTTTGGTGATTCTGCTTCTTTTGGTGGATCTTCTTCTTTTTCTTTATTAGCCTCTTCAAATGCATTGGTCAAATCAATCAATGTTATTTTTTGATTGTTGACTTTTATCCATTGAATTGATTTATATGGCACCGACACCATTTCACCAGTAAGTTTGTATGCACTAGCAGCTTCCCAAGACTGTAGATCTTGTTCATCGGATATAGTGTACATATCGTTCCCATCAAATATTTCAATGGCATCATTTGAAGATCTTAAATATAAAGATAAATACTCTGGATCAAAATATATCAAGTTGCTCATATTAATGTGTGGTTTTCATGATTTAATAGTTTAATTTAAATTCTTTGTATATAACTATTTTACAGACCCAACTAAATCAAGGAATTCTTCAACTGTATAAGATTTACCATGCGAATCTTTGATGGTTATAGAATAGCTTTTCCGGTCATCTAACATTTCCGGTCTTGTATTGATAATATTTCTCAATACATTAAACCCGTCATTTGGTCTAAATTTTCCAAATGAAATGTGGCCAAGCTGGTTTGCATCTTTTATGCAATCATCTTCAGTGTCTCCGGGTAGTAATATGTAATACATAACTTATTTACTATTTTTCTGTTCGTGAGAAATCAATATCAGTGAATGGACGCGCAAGTTGATCTTCTAGAAGATGTACATTTACATTAAGTAAATTAAATTGATATTCGCCTGGACCATCTACCGTTGATAATATTTCATTAAAATTCATAAAAATATTCACATAATCTTGATTCATCTGCTCACTATCAATGAGACACACTATATGATCGACGTCATCACTTGCGTATAAATCATCTGCATCTGCATTAGCGGCCGCTGCGAGCCTAACAGATAGCTTGTATAATGTTTCTCCTTGATGCACAGTACAATATTCATCTACCAACTTTTGGGCCATTGCTAGTGTAGGCTTACATACAATAATATTATCAAACCATGGTTCCCAAGCTACAATATCACGCATATTGGCATTGGTCATTATTAAAGTTTTAGTATACTTAGGCACGACTATTGGATGTATATACTCATCATGTTTAACAAAACTACCCCACTTCCTAATAAAGTTCCTTGATGAAATTATATTTTGCCGTTCCCATGCTGGATTATTAGTTCTTGCATTTGGTGCTCCTTCTAATACATTCCGTCTGTTGCCTCTAGATGTTAGATGATATACAAACCCTTGCCATGTCTGAATGAACTCGCATCCATTTAATAGCAGCCTATTCCAGATATCTGAATCTTCTTTTGATTGAGGTGCAAATAATGGGTCATGTCCGCCTACAGCTTTAAAATCTTCTACCCAAAATGCCCATGGTGCAAACACGCCTTTGGTTGTTTTACCTTTATTTTCTACTGTAACAACTTTCGAGTTAATCAAGGTGAGAAAACCTTCTTCATTGAAGTTATCAGGTTCATCCCCGAAATCATTAACAATCTTTTCTGGTCCTGGAGGATGCAATGGCGGCTCTATTCTAGTTAGTGATACTATTCTTTTTGGAATTTGTTCTTTTATAATCTTTCTAGGTGCCATTTTGGCATTATACATCTGCTTTTCAATTGCATCTAATGCGCCTGGGGCTAGATACATATCACAGTGCCAAATCATGGCAAGATCATTTGTGCAGACTTCATTTACCAATCGATCATATAAGATAGTGTGACCCACTCTTTCAGGTCCTTCATTCCGTATCGCTTTAAAGTTAGAATCCACTTTCATCATTTCCACACACCATTCCCAGGTTCCATCTGTACTTGCATCGTCTGCAAAACATATTTGAACGGTATGATCCCCTTTATTTTTTTGAATGGAATCGTAACTCCACTTCGCATATCTCAGGTTATTTCTCCCTGGCATTATGAGGCTTATTTTCATAAAACTGTCTTTTTATATTTTTAATTTTGAAAATTTTCCCAACGATAGTCTACATCATTTGGTATAAATGCTGGTCGTAAAAACTTCGCAGCCAATTCAGCATCGGTAAAGGCTGCTGAATTTTCTATTAAATAAACACTTTTCGTACTCGGGCAAGTCATTTCAGACCAACAATATGGTTGGTTCATATTACCGTGATGATCTTGTAAGAACGAATATTTATCTTTAGTTTTATACAATCTCAATACTTCAGTATAATTATCTGAATGTTTTATTATCTTTTCGTCTACACATATAGCATCCAACATATCCATCAAACCTTCCTGACCTTTGTTATTTTTCACTATAGTTATAATAGCTGCTCTTATGTCTTCATTATCATTCTCTAGAAATGCCTGTCTAGCACCTTGTATCGTTTGGGACAGATTAAAAATATCTTCTTCTATCTGCCTACCATTTACATAATAGCATTTTTCTCCTTCTCTAAATTCAAAGGCGGGGCTATTAGTTGAATGTAAAACATTATCAGTTGAGTATTGGATGTTAATAGGATTTCTTAATACAAGTGTATAACCTTTTGCAAAATAACACCTAGCTATATCTTCTTGTATTTCATCAATCATAACGGACATATAGTGACCCGTTCTGATCTTTACCGTTCCGCCTGTTATTAATCCAGATATTGCATTTCTATCGCAATTCAACGAACGAGCGATTTCCTCATTGGGGATGCCCTCCCTATTGGCAAGTACTGCAAATAATTGCCTAATGTCTGTGTGGTGTTTGCCCGTTGTTCTAGCTACTGCTTCGACTGGTGTGTTAAATTTCAAACAAACGATCCATAATATTAAATCTATCATAATTTTGTTTTTTATAAAT